CCGCGTTGTCGTTCGCATCGTGTTTTTCGATGTGACCGCCTTCCCATTCGCAATAGTCGACTTTTGGATCCTTGATCGGCGGTGGGTCTTTCGTCGTGTAGAACGTGCCGAGCAATAGGTAGTCAGACGGACTGTTCGGCAATTTCACGAGAACGGCGTTCTGCCCGATGCGCGGCATCGCGAACGATTTCTTGCCGCCTGCACTGACTTGCCAGACAGGAATCGGCTTCGTCACGAGCGGTTGATCGTTGCGATCGACCTTGTCGAGAATCGACACGCGCACGTTCGCTTGTTTGTCGGTGCATTCGATTTTCGACACTTTCCCGATCAATGCAGTCGTGCCAAAGCGATTGTCTGCGCCGCGCGCGTAGTCAGTGTCGCTGAGAAGTTCTTTTGGCATGTCAGTAGCCTTGGAGGCACATTCGCGTTTTGAGTTTCGTCGTATATTCGGGACCGACGGTGTGATCAGCCGATTCGATGAACCATTTGCCGTCCCACTTGCCGAAACCTTGCAGGTTGAAAGTCTGGCCAGCCGCGATCAACGGATTGCCAATCGAGAGTTCGATGTCGCAATGATATTTGTCTTTGTTCGTCTTGCGCGTCTTCGCTTTGGCAACGTCAGCGCCGCCAACGTTCTGCCAATCCATGGGCGGCTCGTCTGCGTGCGGAACAACTGACTTCGTCGGTGGTTCGCCATTACCATTGCCGCCGTTGCCTTCACCGTCGTCACTGTCTTCCTCCTCCTCGCCGGTGCCGATGTTGACGTTGTTCTGGTAATCGGCGACGCCTTGTTCGTCGACCTTGAACGTGCTGTCGTGCGTTTTGCCCGTGACAACACTCGATTTCTTGACCTTGTGACCTTTCTGCAAATCAGTCAGCCGAAGCGTGAAATGCGCGCTCTTGATGTGATACGTCGAACCGCCGATGCCGCTGCCTATGGCAAGAGACGACGCACCGCCGCCGAGTAGTTGACCTGCGATGCCGCCGATTGGTGTCGCGTCACTGTAGACGACGGTGAACTTCGCCGGTTGTTGCTCAAGTTTCGCCTCGTCGAACACGACGACCTTGTTGCGGTGCACCTTGATCGCGAGTTTCGCGTCGTCGGCGCGTTTCATGAGAAATTGCAGACCGCTTTCCTCTTGTTGTTCGATGCGCGAATATTTCGGGTTGATGTCGCCGGCTTGCCAGTCGAGTGACATTTGGTTCTCGCCCGCGATCTGGTTCGCGATGTCGTGCAGCGTTGTTTTCTCCCAGCCGCGCGTTTCGTTGATGTTCTTGATGTGCGCAGTCGTCGGAATCGAACTTGCCTTGATCGAGACCGTGTGCGGCGGCAGTTCGAACTCGACCTCGTCAATCCAGAAACGACCGCAGTCGAGAGACAACGACGCGGCGTAGGGCGCGAACCATCGTTCGACAATGATGCCTGCGTCGATGAACTCGCCGAGGTCTGGCATCCATTCGTTGATGAATTTCATGTCGCGATCCGCCAACTGAATGTGCAGATCGTCGGCTTTCTTGCCGTCGCAGTTGTCGGTGTAGGCCATGTTCAAGAAATACGGCGCAAGCGCGGTCGCGTAGTCCTTGCCTTGCAGAACGATTGACGGGCGCGCGAGTCTGGCGAGTGTGATCATGGCGGCACAATGATGCGCTTTTCTTCGCGCTCGTGTTCGAGTTTGAGCAGTGCGAGACGACCGCCGTGCAGACGATGTCGCACGAAATTGAGCACGCTGAACGCCTGCGCGCGGTCAAGTGCTGCACGACGCGCGACAGGTTTCGTCTTGTTCGGCTCGCGTGTGTAGACGATCAACTCGACGTGAACGATCTCGGCTTTGACTTCTCCGTTCATGGCGGCACGATTGATGCGTTTTTCCACGGCACGAGTGGAATTGTCGTTTTCACTGGCAGATCAGGCACGTTGACCGTCAAACCTGCGGGAAAATTGCACGTCTGCCGCAGTTCGTAGTTCGCCTCGATCAAGACGTGCATGTAGTGGTCGTCGCCGCGTTTCATGCCGTAGACGCGCAGTGCGATCAAATCCCACCAGTCACCTTGCGTTGAAATGTAGACCCTCATCCGGAATATCCGCTTTCGTAGCTCAAGCGCCTTTCTTGTGCCTGCGCGCGTTTGAATTGCGTGATGAAATCTCGTGTCAGATCGCGCAGTCGCGAGTCCATTGCGCGCTGTTCAGCCTCGGTCGCGTTTCCGTTGATCGTGATGTTCGGTGCGAACGAGACATGGGTGTCGCCCGCCGGCGCACGCCCAAAGCCTCCTAGCGCGTTTGCCGCATAGTTTAAGAGGCCAGCGGATCGTCGGCCACCGCTCAACGGAATGACTGCCTCTGAACCTGATTCGCCGAGTCGCGCGAACGTCGAACCGTGAACGATGCCGCCGCGCGCCATCGCCTTGGCTACCATGCCTGCGCGTTTGATCTGATTGCCGTAGCCCCAAATCTCGACCATGTTCGATGTCGGATGCCCCGGAGTATACCACGACGTGTCTGCGACGTGATAGCGTTGACCGTCGAGTGAAACGTAGTTCGACGGCGACGGCGCGCCGAGAAGCGGAATCAAGTTCGGCGAGATCGCAACGTCGCCGAGTCCCAAGACGTTGTCGTAGCTGCCCATCACTTGCCCCGGTTCAGTGGGGCCGCCATACGACGCGACAGTCACAGGGATGCCGGCGCCGGCCGCACCTGCGGGACCGAGACCGGCCATGCCAGCCGTCGCGAGAGGAATGCCTGACGCGCCAACACCTGTCGCAGTCATTGCGGCACTCGTCGCGTTCACGCCACCGCCGCCACCGCCTTGCCAGCCTGCGGGCGGTTGCATCATGAGTTCAGATGCGGGCGTCGACGAAATGCCCGTCTTGAGGTAGTTCATGAACTCTTTCCATTTCGAGTAAATCTTGCCAATCGGCGTGAGAATCCAATCCTCGATCGCCTTGCCGATGCCTTTGAACAGTGACGCGCCGTTGTCTTGCACCCACTTCCACGCTTCGACGAGTTTGTTCCACACGTTGAGAATTTGATCAAATATCCAGTGCCAGAACTTGAACAAGTTGCCGATGATCGGGATTTTTTCAGCCCACGCCCAGCCTGTCGCGAAATTTTTCTTTGCCTGTTCCCAGTTCGTGATCATCAACACGACTGCCGCCGTCAGTGCGCCAATCAAAATGATCACGCCTGCGACGACGAGTGTCATTGGTGCGGCAAAGATCGCCATGATCGCACCGGCCGCAGTCAACGCGGCGTCGAGAACGAGGAACGCCGCGACGAGTCCCAAGATCGTTGGCACGAGCCATTTCGCGTTCTTGCCAATCCAAGTGAACGCTTTGCCGAGTGCGTCGAGTGTTTTCAAAAGAAAGTTGCCGAAGCTGAATTTCTTTTCGCCCGTCAGCTTGCCGAGCATGTTCATGAACGCCTCGCCAATCTTGCCGAGCATTTCTTGAAACTTCGGCCACATCTTCGAAAAATGTTCCGAGAAGGGACCGCGCATCCATTCGAGGAACTCTTTGAATTTCGGAATCAACGTCGTCTCTGTGAACGTCGCGAGTGATTCGAGTGCGCCAAGAAAACCCTCCGTCATTGACTCGATGATTGGTTGAATCAGCGGCAGAATGCGCTCCCACGCGGCGGCCATTTTGTCTTGCGCAGGCAGAATTTTGTTGCCAATGTCCTCACCGAACGCGCGCAGTTGATTTTGAAAATGCTGATAGCGACCACCGGGGTCTGTGAGCGCCTTTTCGTTTGCGCCTGCGAACTTGCGCGCCTCGTTCAGCAAGAACGCGAGACGTTCTTCGTAGGTCTTTTCCTTGAACGCTTTCATCGCCTCTTTGCCCGTGTCGAGCATCGGGAGGAATTGACGCATTCCCATGAGCCGGCCTTGCTTGATCGCCTTGCCCATGGCACTGTTCAGTTCGAGTGAATCTTCCTCAGTCGCGCGCACACCGCGCGCCTTGACGAGTAGATCGCCCATGGCCTTCGTCGAATCGAGAATGCGCCGCGGCGAGAAACCGATGTTCGCGAGACCGACGGCGAAATTCTCGAAGATCGCGCGACTCAACACGCCTTGTTTTTCGAGTTCGACCGCCTGTTTTTTGAACAGGTCGATTTGGCGCAGTGCGAAACTCTCGCCTTTGGCGCGCATCTTGTCATTCGCGAGTAGAGCATAGCTCAGTGCGCGAACGCGTTGCTCGGCTTTCAAGGCCTCATCCGCCGCCCCGCCAAATATCTTTTTGAAGACATTCGCAGCGAGAAACGCCGCGAAGATGCCTCCGAGAACGGTGAAGGCTGCACCGATTTTCTTGAACGAACCGATGATGCTGTTCGCACCGGCAATCATCGCGGCGTTCATTTGTTTCATGCGCGCTTGCAGTGCGCGCATTGACGCGTTCACAGTCGCCATCGCGCCCTTGAACGAACCGAGCACTTTGCCGGCAATCGCAATGACGGTCTCGTATTGCCGGCGGGTTTCAGCCATTGATCATCACCTCCTTTTCGTCTGCTCGTCGAGTGCCTTTTTCTCTTGTTCGAGTTGATCTGACAACTCGATCAAATATTTCAGGAGTTCTGCGAGTGGCAGCTCCATCCAGTAGTCGACGCCACCGCCGACGGCGCGCGCCATGCGCACTGAGATCGAGCGCAGGAGTGCTGTTACACTTTCTCCTCTTCCGGCGAGCTGCCACAGGCTTTTAGGACTTCGAGTCGCAACGGTGTATAAAACCGCCGCGGCAGTTTTTGGATCAAGCCGATTGGCACGTCCGCCACCTGCGCCGCAACGATGCAGTGGTAGAGATGTTTCATTTCCGGCAAGACCGTTTCGTTTTTGTCAGCCTTGTAGAGCTTCGTGAACGTGCGCTCAGCGCGCTGGAAGTCTTTCCCGATCATCGAGTCGAAATCGAAGATCAGTTCTGAATATTTCTGACCGTCGAACTCGACAGGTGGATCCATTTTGAGACGAACTGGCGGGCGCGCTTCCTCGACGGCGAGATCGCGAAACTCTTTGACTTCGTCAGTCGCAGTCTCGTGCTCGTCGTTCAATGTTGCACCCAACCGATTCGTCGGTTCAGTTGCAGTGATTCTCTCGTTTTCTGTGCTCATGACTGACAGTCTACGCCTCGCGTCAAGTCGATCACAAGCCAATCAGTTGGCGAATCCGTGCTGCGTTGTCGACAAGTTGCACGCCGTTCCACCAGCGGCACACGGCATTTTCTTTGTCGATTTCGAGCATGATTTGGTCATTGCGAATCGCGCGCAGACTGATCAACTCATATTCGCTTTCGGCCTCACCTTTCGTGCCGACCTCAAGTTTGCCAAGATTGAACGCCTTCGGCGCCGTGCCCATGACGTAGCGCCAGCCTTCGTGGATGATCTTGTTCGTGCCAGAGTCGTGCAGTTGATGCGCCGCCCATGCGTCGAGTTGCGCACCGTCTTGAATCGTCGCGAACACTGCCGCGTCGACGATCGTCAACCATTTCAAGACGACGGTGTAGCTCGAAAAGTGCGCCTGAACAGGCATGTCGATCTCGCCGAAAATGCCCGAACCCTTCAGCGTGTCTTTGAGATTTTCGAGTTTCGGCAGTG